GGGATTTCCATCATGTGATTACTTACGATATGGTAATCATAATGCTATTACACAGGCTATTGTTTCAGGTCGTATTAGTCCGTGGGTGCTCTATAATTCTGAATCAGGACAAAAGTTTTTATCAGAAATGACTAAAGAACATCAAGCAATAGTATGGTCATATATCAATCCAGATTTCTGGACTAGAAAATTAAAAGACGATCCGGAAATCCATAAGATGGCACAAGAATTACTTAAACAGGCAGGTTGGTAGTGTCAGCAGATATTGACCTTGATTTTGCAGATAGAAGTCAATTATTATCATTAATTGAAGTAGTATCGGCACGACAGTTAACTCAGGGAAAAGTACGAAAGCATAATAGTGGAGTTTACCCAACCGATATCCCATATGATCCAGTCAATCAATGCGCGGCAAAAGAGAAAGAAACAGCGGCAGACAGAGGATATTTTAAGATTGATTTATTGAATGTATCTGTATATCAACTTATTAAATCTCAACAGCATTATGATGAACTATTAACCAAAGAACCTCCTTGGTCTCTGTTGTGGACTGATCAAGTATGGGCTAAACAAGTGATACACATAGGAAACTATACAGACTTATTGGCTAAAATGAAACCAGATACCATTCCAAGAATGGCAGCGTTTATATCTATTATACGACCTGGAAAGGCACATCTACAAAATTGTACATGGTCAGAGGTTTTTCAATCAGTATGGGATGGTGATGGCAGCAAAGGTTTTACTTTTAAGAAATCTCACAGTATTTCATACGCAACACTAGTAGCACTACACATGAATATCCTATATGAGATTAGTCAGGCATCCGGCGTACAAGAGTTATAGACTTTCTCTTTGATTTTTTACGGGCTATTTCTGCCAAGCTACATACTGGACCATGTAATATTTCAAGATCTTTGTTGGCAAAAGTACGAATATATGGTTTGAATGGTTCCCATTCTTTTTTAAGAAAAATGTTTATTGGTATGGATCTATTACTTTCCCACCACCAGATATTGGCCAATTCTAAAAATAGTTGCTTGACCTCTAGATTAACAATACTACCAAAGTCATACATGGTAGTAATAGCATCATCCCGATTTTGTATTATCCCGACATATTCCTGTGAGGAATAGACACATAGCGTTATAAACGGATATTTTTCGTTTAGCTTTTCGTAGATTTCTTTGTTCATCTAATAGTATTTTTCATATGTCAATATTTATGTTACCAAAATAACTTGTCAAATATCGCTAAATAGTATCATGTATTCAACCACAGCTTACCTTTTCCAGCAACGAACGCAAGTACTATTGCTTGACAGCAGTGGTCAATACTTTACTATGAGGTATAATCCAGTGTACGCTAAACGCCTAACCCTTAATCTTGGAGTAGATAATGTACTCTTGTTTTCCTTTGTTAATCAGGATGAAAAACCTGTTAATGTAAATGGATGTACTTTTACATTCCGCGTTACTAATACCGCAGGAACGATTTTACTGCTTCAAGAGCCAATGACTATTCTCAATGCGGCAACAGGACAAGTTAAAGTATCCATTCCTGCCGAGCACACCCTAGAAATAATTGCTCAACTAGCCAGTTATTCAATCAGTGTTCAAAGTGGCAATCTAACACAAGCGGTATTTACTGATGCACAGGCAGGAGCAAGAGCTTCTATTGATCTTGTCAACTCAGTTTTCCCAAGATTTATACCCTCAATGCCATGTACTATACCAACGCTAAAGTTAACTGCTCAAGGATCATTGGATGGAGCAGGAGTTCAAAACTATCCTGGATGGGCAGGTAACTGGTATTATGGTGGTAATGGAAGTAACTTTTTTAACAACTATCAAAATACAGAATTTTATTCAAGTTTCATTCAACCACGCAATTATGTGACTACAATTCAATTGGACTTGATTGGATATACTGGTACAATTAAAGCACAATGGGCACAGAATTACGAAAGTATCTGGTTCAATGTAACCGAATCTACTACCTATCTTAATAAGACAGGGACGATTTACATGAATGTAGTGGGTTGGTATCCATTACTGCGACTATGTTTTAATAATAGTATTTTTTCTACTCCAAAACCACCTGGCTATCCAGCGTCAGCTTATGCAGTTTGTACTAATGGAGTATTAACAGCTATGAATGTTCAAAATGGTGGGGCTGGATATTTGGCACCACCAAAGGTTGATATTGTGGGTAACGGCTCTGGTGCTGTGGTGGAATCAATAATAAATCAGTATGGTGTTGTCACTGGATTTAATATTCTAGATGGTGGGCAAGGTTACTGGCCAATTCCAGCTGGAGGAATTAATCCTGCAGCATATCCTGTTCCTCCGGCAAATCAAGGAGCATTTCCTATTATTTCAACAGGGTATGCTACTAATATTTTATACAGATAATTTACCATTAACATTGATTTAGCATACTAAAATTTGCTATACTGTAGCATGATTGATATATTATCATTTTTACCTTCATCAAGAAAACAAACAAGCTCAGGCTGGGTGTCGTTTAACGCACCCTGCTGCGTATACAATGGTAACAGTCAAGATAAAAGAAAGCGGGGTGGAGTTAAGATTAATGATGATGGATGGAGCTACCATTGTTTTAACTGTGGGTATACCGCCAGTTTTATACTGGGTCGTAATTTAAGTATAAAAGCTCGCAATTTTCTTACATGGATTAATGTTCCGCAAGAAGAAATTGAGCGCATTAATTTAGAAAGTATGCGGCATAGATCTATGGATGGCGTGCTATATGATCGCGAAAAGCGTCAGGTAGCAGATCAATTGGCAGGAGTAAGATTTAAGGAATTTCCTCTTCCCAAGGATTCAATGTTACTTGATGAAGAAGAACATCCTATGCAATTTGCTTATATACTACATCGTAATGCTCCAACAGATTATCCATATATGATTAGATCTAGTGACGGAGTACATTGGACTCGCCCGCATGTGATGATTCCATTTACATATGATAATGTAATAGTGGGTAGTACAACACGATTTATAGATGGAAAACAACCAGTATGGATCAATGATTTTCAGCCGGGATATGTATTTGGAACTGATTTGCAAAAGCATAGTTGGAGATATGTAATAGTAACCGAGGGTATTTTTGACGCACTAAGTATTGATGGATTGGCTCTGATGCACAATACCGTAAATGAAGGGCAAGCCAGACTAATAAGAAATATAGGCAAAGAAATAATAGTAGTACCTGATCAAGACAAAGCTGGACTAGAATTGATAGACCGAGCTGTGGAGTTAAGATGGGCAGTTAGTATTCCCATTTGGCCAGAAGGTATTAAGGATGTAAATGATGCTGTGTGTAAATTAGGAAAAGTAGCCACGCTACTAACTATACTACAGGCCAAAGAAACTAGTAAGATTAAAATTGAAATAAGGAAGCAACAGCTTGTTAAACGATTACGGAATTGAAATACAACGCCTATTTTTAGAAATGATGTTACAGGATGCTGAGTCTTTCGTTCGTGTACAAAACATTTATAATCCAGAAAACTTTGACCGCAGTGTCAGACCGGCGGCAGAGTTTATTAAAACTCATTATCAAAAGCATAGCTCTATTCCTATCCTAGCACAGGTATCAGCAACTACTGGTATAAAACTAAGTGAAATAACTGACTTGCCGGATGGTAGTTTATCATGGTTTATGGAGGAGTTTGAAAAATTTACTCAACGGCAAGAACTTGAACGGGCTATTCTGAAGTCAGCTGACCTATTGGAAAAGGGTGAATTTGGTCCTGTTGAAAAATTGATCAAAGATGCTGTACAAATTAGTCTACAAAAAGACATGGGTACTGATTATTTTGCCAATCCCAAGGACAGAAATGACAAATATTTTAACAGTGGTGGACAGGTAAGTACCGGCTGGCCTAGTCTGGATAGAGTTTTGTATGGCGGATTTAGCCGTGGAGAATTGAATATTTTTGCCGGAGGATCAGGCTCTGGTAAGTCATTGGTTATGATGAACATTGCCATTAGCTGGCTAGAGCAAGGCCTTAGTGGTGCTTATATCAGTTTAGAACTTAGTGAAGAATTAGTTGGCCTAAGAACTGATGCCATGCTATCCAGTATGTCAACTAAAGACATTAGGAAAGACATGGATACATCTGAGTTAAAAGTTAAGATGTTTGGTAAAAAAGCAGGAGAATATCGGGTTAAAGGATTACCGGCACAGAGCAATGTCAATGATATCAGGGCGTATTTGAAAGAAGTTCAGGTACAAACCGGTATTAAAATTGACTTTGTAATGGTTGATTATCTGGATTTGTTAATGCCTGTGTCAACCAAGGTTAGCCCCAATGATTTATTTGTTAAAGACAAATATGTATCCGAAGAATTGCGTAACTTAGCCAAAGAACTTAATATATTATTTGTAACTGCCAGTCAGCTAAACCGATCAGCCGTGGAAGAAGTGGCATTTGATCATAGCCATATTTCCGGTGGTATTAGTAAAATCAATACAGCAGACAATGTATTCGGTATTTTTACTAGCCGTGCCTTAAAAGAGCGTGGTCGTTATCAAATTCAATGTATGAAAACTCGTACAAGTACTGGAAATGGTCAAACAGTAGAACTTGAATACAATGTGGAAACCATGCGTATCACTGATTTACCGGAAGATGCGTCTCCTGTCAGCTCATTTAACAGACCAACTGTGTATGATAGTATTAAGCCACAAAGTAAGGTAGTTAGTAATGAAACTGTAGATCCAGATACAGGAGAAGTGAGTAAGATTACTGCTGAGTTGCAAAGCAACAAATTAAAATCATTGTTAGCACAAATTAAAAGCAATTAGTTTAAAACTTTATATTTGAAATCGCAATAAATAATAAAAAGGTTCAGGCTGATGCAAAAGAAAACTCGCAGTTTATTGGAAGAATTAGATTCTATGTATGTAGAGCGTGATCAACGACATATAATTGAAAATCGTGCCAATAATATAATCTCCTCAGCCATACGCTTATTAGAGCAAATAGATGAGACATACACGGCTGACCAAGC